GGAATTGGAGGCAGCGGAGGCGGCGGAGGCGGCGGAGGAAATTCTTACGTCTACATACCTTATGGTACTGTTGAGAAACCAGAAGTAAACAGTTCAGTTACGGTACGTTTTGGGCGTTCATACGAAACACCCAGAACTCTATCTCGTCTTCCTGGCGGGAACGAAGATACATATCCGCAAATGATTCAGTATTTAGCGAATCAGCCAGTTAGGTCTGCTGAAGATTTAAATCGTGGTATTCCACGCGATATGAACACTGAAGCAAGTTCTAATTTTTCTTCTTTAAAATTTGTTTTCCCTTACATCCCTAGTGATGTGCAATATTCTTCATTGTCATCTGTATGGACTGAAATTCCTCGCGGATATAATTACCCTTTCTTAGACTGGTCTGCTTTTCAACGAATGAAGGTATCGTTTTCATTGATTGTTGCATCTACTAGAAAAGAACCCGGTGGGGCTATTGTTCCCGATGGTATAACTACTTCTGTTGATGAGCAACTCAATGTTTTACGTCTAATGTCTCAGACCAAGCAACCAATTACTATTTACAATATGGACTCTTTGCTCACTAATACCAATGATGCTTTAAGTAAGAAGCCAACACAGTTCGTGATGACAGATTTAACTATTGAAGGTATTAGGAGGCAGGAAACACCACCTCAGCATATTACGACTGCACAAGTTAATATTACTTTGTTAGAAATAGTTGTTGAAGAAGCACGAATTATTAATATTGAGCCACCACGTTTTGATGAAATTGTACCCAAGAGAACGACGACAACCAATGTTCCTACTGGGCCAGATTTATGGACGCCAACTTTTCAAAAATCTATAAATAACACTTTTGTTTTACCGACTGGAACACCATAATGCCCCCCGTCGTCAACCCCAACCCATATCTCACAAGTAATTGGCCTGATAAATCTAAAGTTAAAGTCACAAAATCGTTTAACGAACCTGGTATTCGCAACGTAGGTCGCAGCGGTAGCAACATACGCATAAGTATGATTAGACCAAGAGAAACCGACCTTACACCATACAGTACATATGATTTAACCTACACAACAGGAACTTATACTTCTTTTGGATTAGGAGATGCATCCTATAGTCTTAAAGAAATAGTTTTTTCCGGAAGATATGGGCTAATGCCTGTTGGCGTTGGAACTGACGAATATGTTATTAAGCGTCTATGGTCGCCAGTTTTATATAATGCAACCTCGCCTAGTACGACATTGCCTAAACTTTTTTACAATACTTCTGATATAAATGCCTCGCTAGGGACAGGATGGAAGTGGTACCTACAAAGTCGTTCTCCATATTCTGCAATTTCGCGCGAAACAATGGAAGCATGGTATTCGGGTAGTGGTTTAATAATCAGTGTAGGGCCCAGAGATGACAAAGATGAAGAACCACTTCAAAGCAGTCCAGATAATAAAGGAATTATAGAAGTACCCGGTATTGACGGCGGAATATATGTAGGCGCACTATCGTCGGCCGACCCCTATGTTCTTACGGCTCAAATAAATAGAGGGATAACAGTCAGCCTGCTATTAAAAGGTTATACGCAAGCACAAATTGATGAATATTTTAAGACTCGAAAACTGCCTACACGACCAGGAAATAACAGTATTACTGGCTCAGGAACATCCGAAACTACTCCGACACTCTCTTTCGTTGATTATGGTGAAGCGACGGTCTCGGTTAAAACAAGTAACGGATATAGCGAGATACCTCAAAGAACTCTTGAAAACAAACCATATATTTTTCAACGATATACCGACAGCAAGGGTGACCTTTATGAAAGAAAGTTTGCTTTCACTCATATACCTCAAACAATATCCTATACTCCTGGCGGTTCAGAATGGAACGAAATACCACGCTCCACTGACTCGCCACTAGTTGAATGGAACTCTTGGAATTTAACCAAGGTACAAATGTCTTTTATTGTTGCTGGTAAAAGAAATGAATCAGGAGTAGCAGTTCCTGATGGTATTGATATTGACGTTGAAGATGAACTACAACTATTACGGGCAATGGCAACCCTTCCTTTCCCTGTCACTATTTTTGGTTTGGATGATATTTTTGACTTGCAATTACGGCAAGCATCTATTACGGGGGTGCCTTCGGAGTGGGCTATTACGGATTTGAGTATTACAGCAAAAAGAAGAACTACTTTCAGTCCTTCGCTTATATCTGTTGCACAGGTAAACCTATCCTTGACTGAGTATCCTATTGAAAAACAAAATATTTATAGATTGCCAAAGTTGAGGATTCCTGGCACTCCGCCGCCACCGCCGAATCCAGGCGGAGGTAATCCTTCTGGCCCTAATTTATGGACACCTATTTTGCAACCTTCTGTACGAGATAGTATTGTTCCACCTACGGCAACGGGATAGTTATGACTGGAAATAATTTTACAACTGGTAAGGCTGATTGGGAGTTGAAGTTTGGCGACCTCAGTACTGGAATTATGGAAGAAATTAAATCATCTATTATTTCCATAAATGTTAGTTATTCCATGAGCCTAGTCACACAACTATCTGTAGAAATAATTGACACAAACTTTGACTTACTTAGAAACAACTACTTCATAGTAGGACGAGATGTTCTTTATCGGACACAAACCCAGTTGGGCCAATTCGAAGGCGACAAAAACATGCTTGGGGCACCAACAGCATCAATTAGAAATGACAACAACTGGTTAGAACAACTACTAGAAATAGCATCCGTTGAAGTATCTCCTGGAAGTGGTTCATCACCAATCATCAAACTAGAGTTACGCACCAAGGCTGTACAGCAAATGAAAAGAGATAAGCAGCCAGGCACAATTAAAGGTGATGGTGCAGACTTTGTTATAGCAGCAGCACAAAAATATAAATTGAGGTACTCAGTTCAAAGAACAAGTAAAAATAAACAAATAACAAAAGCAAGCGGCGACCAACAGGCAGACTCCACATGGACAGTTATGGACAGCCTTGCCAGCGAATCTAAATACTTACTCTTCGAATGCGACGGCGTCCTATTCTTTGTTTCACCACATCGCCTCATAGGTAAATGGGGAGTTTTTCAAACAGAATTAGAATATATTGACCCACAGAACAATAAACCATTCACAGCAACATTCAACTATATCCCTTTGCGTTGGCCAAGAAACTTTTTGAATGAAGGGTTTTTTGGTACTCTAGGTAACGCTTATCAACTTCATCAATGCCCTCAAGTTAGACAGTCAGAAGATGACCCGCTCGCCGCAGAAGGTAGTGCCACCATCGACTACATTTCCGGCATGTCGTTGCGTCCAGGGATGACTGTACTCCTTTTTGGCATCCCAACATTCGATGGTCGGCCGTTCCTTATTACAGAAGTTTCTTTCAACCATTTTAGTCGCGAACCAGTTAATATTAGTTTTGCTAGCCCTGAACGTCCTGATGGAAAAATCATTAATTATGAAGTTGGAAACATATTCCCGTCCACAAATATTAGTGATACATATTTGTATAACAGTGGAGGGTTGATTTAAATGGCAGATATCAGAGCAACTACCCCAGGTGCAAAAGGTGCTGCATATCCACTTCAACCAAACGCAACATATTTAGGTGAAGTGAAAATAGTTCACCCAGATAATACTGTTGGTGTTTATGTTAAAAAACTTAGTTCAACATTTAGCCGTTGTAAGGTAGTTGGCTCACCGTTACTTAAACCAATAGTCAAGGGTGACAGGGTTGTTTGTGGGCTACTTGACGGACTCAAGCAGGAAATGGTTGTTTACGGCTCATACGACACTACTGGTGATACTTCAACTGGTGTTTTGGATTCACTTACCGTAACGGGTGATGTCACTGTAGACACTTCAACGCTTAAGGTTGATGCAACGAATAACCGTGTTGGTGTTGGCACTACTAGTCCGCAAGCAACATTAGATGTGCAAGCCACTACTGGTACTGCCATGCGTATCACTAACTCGGGGTCAGGTGAGTCATTCCGTGTAGAGGATGCAACTGGTGATATAACACCTTTTGTTATTGATGCTTCAGGTAATGTTGGTATGGGCACTGCTATACCGTTAGCACGACTTCATATTACGGATGGTAGTGCCAACATTCGTTTGAACACTACAACTGTTGGTGCCGATGCTCTTAATATAGTGCCCCCTACTTCATTTAACAGCCGTAGTATAACGCTAAATACTGCTACTTTGACTGCTACCCGTACTATAACTTTGCCTGATGCTACAGGTACTGTAATTACGACAGGAAACCTAACTAACTTTACTGTTACTGCTGGAACAACTACTACTGCCGCTAGTGGTGTTGGTTACATGGGACTGCCTCAAAACTCTACTACGACTGGTGCTTATCGTTTAGTTGCTGCTGATGCTGGTAAACATATTTACTCTACTGCAACAAGAACAATTACTGTTCCAGGGAACGCTTCTGGTGGCACTCCTCAAGTTGCTTTTCCAGTTGGAACAACTATTGTATTCGTCAATGCAACTGGTGCGGTATTAACTTTATCAATGGATGGAACAACGACAGATACTTTACTTTTGGCTGGCACCGGGACAACAGGTACTAGAACTCTTGCCGCATTTGGTATGGCAACTCTATTGAAAATTACTTCAACATCATGGATTATTAGCGGAAACGGTTTGACCTGATGACTGGTGCACTTACTGGCTTAATTGGAAGTATAAGCATACCTTTCTCTGCTACTGGTGGAACGACCACCGACCATGACGGTTTTCGCGTTCATCTTTTTGAATCAACTGCCAACTTTGTAGTCAATAGTGGTTTTAGAAGTGTTCAAGTGGCAATACTTGGCTCTGGTGGTGGGGGTGGCGGAGAAGGAAACGGAGCAGGTGGCGGTGGCGCAGGCGGATATACCGCACCGACCGTTTTAAGTGTTGGGCCAGGGACTTATGCGGTGGTAATTAATGGCGGTGGACCTGGAGGCACTGGTGGCAATAGTGGAACAACCGCTGCAAATAATACCGCTTTAGGTATTACGGGGATAGGCGGCGGTAGAGGTGCAATCAATGGCACTTCTGGCGGTAACGGCGGATGCGGTGGAGGTGCTCCGCTTTTTTCAAGCAGTATAGGACTCGGCTCGCAGGGAAATAATGGTGGCAGTGGAAACTTTTTTAACGGTGGTGGTGGTGGTGGACTAGGTTCCGTTGGTGCTAGTGGTAATGCGAGTCCAAATGAGACTGGTGGTGCAGGCGGTTCTGGTGCGCTTCTTCCTACTACTGGGTGGCTCCCTTCACAGACCACGCTCGGCGGAGGAGGCGGAGGAGGCGGAGGAAATGGTGGAGGGACCGCCACTGGAGGCTCTGGAGGTGGCGGCGCTGGAAGGGGAAATGCCACTGGCGGGGTCGGTTCAAACGCAGACACAGGAACTGGTTCTGGCGGAGGCGGCGGATATACTACTGGCGGGAACGGCTCTGCTGGTAAAGTTTGGATTAGGTATAGAATCTGATGGCTTATTTTGCAAATCTTGATGATAAGAACATTGTTACGCAAGTAATATTTGTTGACAACCTAAATGCCCCAGACGAAGAAACGGGTATCGCTTACTGCAATAGTGTTCTGTCAGGAAGATGGATTCAGACATCTTATAACAGTAAAATTCGTAAAAATTACGCAGGGGTCGGCTACACTTATGATGAAATTCGTGATGCTTTTATTCCACCTAAACCAACCGATTTCCCCTCGTTTGTTTTGGACTATGAAAAATGCTTATGGATTACCCCTATTCCACGACCAGATGGCGATGAACCTTGGGGGTGGAACGAAGAAACTCAAGAGTGGGTTATCCTTGATTTATCGAAAGTTGATTTATCTCAATCAGAACCTCCGCCAACAGCCGAATCATAAAACGATACAACTAGATGTCAATAAAATAATTGAATTGTTGACAAATCAGACTTTATGGCAGTCCCACCAACGCCATTTGCAGTGTAAGATTAATGTGGACTAGGAGGCAAAATGGATTCATTAAGATTTCCAATAGAATATAATGAAACAGGTTTTGCTAAACTTACTGATGGTAGCGATTCTTACTATAAGCAATTATTAAGTATTTCTGCTCTCACAGAACCAGGCATACTGCGAATGACGCCTGATTTTGGCGTATTCGACCCAACATTCCAATCTGCCGACAAAGGACAATTCTTAATAAATGCCAGCAGATTTGTTCCCGAAGTACAAATTACAAAAGTCATCAACAACATCGACGGAGATGGTAACAACACCATATCTTTCTCCTTTAGAAGGCGTCAATAATGCCCGCAGATTTCTCACAATACGTAGACCTAACCATCCATGACGTGCAGCCAGTAGACGTATATCTTGGAGCCATAGAACTCGCCCGCATCAGCATGCCCGAGTTCACCCTTAGACAAGGCACACCAGAAGACGCACTCTTCCAAGCATTCGCATATATGTCATCCCTGTCAGTGGGAGCAATCAACAGACTCCCATCACGACTCATGGAAGGCCTATCAAAAATGTTAGGGACAACCCGTTCCTATGGTGCTAGAGCATCCGTTGCCGTTGAGTTTATTGCAACAGACAACGACGGGGTATATATCCCCGCTGGAAGCATCTTTTCTTTTTCAGAGAAAATTGCTGGCGACACCTATCAGTACACTTTTGAATTAGCCGAAGATATTGTCATTGACTCCGTTGAATCAGGAACAACTATACCCGCATTGGCTATCCTTTATTCTCAAGCAATTGGCATACACCCAGTAATGATTAGCGGCGACTCTTTAGTCCCATTGAATGTCAACGTCAACCTAGATACTATTAGAGTTTGGGAAGACGGCGTTAGTACGACTGGTACAATCGGTTCAATTAGTGCGAATGGTTTACTGCAGGGTTCTACAACGTTTACTGCTTCTGGAACTAGTATCGCAGGGGCAGCAACTTATACTGGGGTCACACAGAGCGCAACCAGCGGTTCTGGTAGTGGCGCAGTATTTACGATAGCCAAAGCCGGAGGAGGCACGGCATATAGTGGGGCTATCACGGTCACTATAACATCTGGCGGTGCTGGATATGTGTTGGGAAATACGATTACTATTCCGGGCGCAAGCCTTGGTGGCGCAACACCGGCGAATAACTTAACCCTAACTGTCGGCGGGAGCCTGGGTAGTCCGTGGACAGCAACGATTACCAATATGGAATCAACTTCTGGTTTTGCTGTTGGTAGTACATTGACAGCGACAGCAGGTACAGGGACATTGCATGGAGGTTCGCCAACTTCCGTCGTCATAACATCGATACCTACTTCAACGAGTGTGACATACACTGTTACTGGTGGAACCACACCAACAGCAGGGACTGTCACTAATGTTACTGGCTCACTTTATCCTACGCCTTTCACTAATGGCTTAGAACCAGAGAATGACTTCACTTATTTAAGCAGAGTAAGAACACATATTGCGTCTTTATCCGATGTATTGGTAACCGCAAGCCAACTGCAGGCGTATGTGGCAGTAACGTATCCAAATATCAGCAGATGTCGTGTATATGACAATACAGATTCTACTGATAATGTTAGTTTAGAGTTTAATGGGGAAACAGAAGGTTTCGTCACCGTATTTGTTTATGGTGTCGGACAAGACTTAACCACTACTGAAAGAAATAATATTGCAGCACAACTTGCAGAAAAAAGTGTGGCTGGCCTAACAATCGGAGTCTCGTCCTTCCGACGGGCAGGACTAGAAGTTGAAATAGATGTTGTTTATGACAGTAGGCTTTCTGAATTTGATATTGAGTCTCTCATTAAAAGCGTTATATACAATTCGTTGAGTCCAGAAAATTTCCCAAGCAACGAACAGCATGTAAGGACGAGTTATATCTCATCATATTTACTTGGGTTAGACGGAATTATTTCTGTAGGAAACGTTACTCTTAATGGCACTGATGCTAATTCGGATACTAATGCCGCTAACGGGGACCTCCCATTCATCTACAAGGGAACCTTGCCACTTATATCCGACATTGACAACGACATAGTGGTTAATCTGACAGCAAGAGTAATTTAATGGCACGCACAACCTCATTTTTAAGTAAAAATAATGAATGGTCGTTTCTGGACGAAAATGAAAATGTTATCCCATTAACTGGATACCCATCTTCATGGACTGAGGAAAATGGTGTAGGTGTAGTAATTTCTGATTATAAACACATTTACTCCCACTATGCATATCAAGTAAACCCAACCAATGCTGACCCTGTGGTTATAAAACTTACTAACCAGTCCGTACCTGCAAATATTACTGAAAGTTCTGTGCTTGCAAATCGCAGCACAAGTGAAAGAATAAAATATGCTACTTCAGCACAATTGCCACAATATTCTTATAGTGATGGTGTCATAACTTCCACAAATGATGAATTTTTGACAATAGGTTCAGACACTTTAAGGCATGGCGGAACAGTCCAAGTCACCGGGATAGAACGCACCGATGCAACGTATACCGCTACTGGACATGGGTTTTCTGTTGGCGATTTAGTCACAGTCACTGGGGCAATTCCAGAATCATACAATATTACAAATAAAGAAATTGCAAGCGTAACCGCAGATACTTTTACTGTTTTAGAAATGCCATCAAATATTGGTAATTTTTCAGCATTGCCTAAGGTTGCGGTCGAGCAGCCAGCATACGAGATTGGTGATACCGGTCCTGCAGGCGGTAAAATATTCATTACCCCTTCGACGCACGGAAATAACACTGGCTTATATTTTGAAGTTGCACCTGTTGGTACCGAAGTTTCAAGAACATGGGCCCAGTCCACCCCGACCGACTATCAGTCTACCAATGTTGTTGGAGCAGACGGCGTACTCATTGGTACTGGTGCCAGTAACACTGGTGACATTATTACTCAAGGCAACAATAATGCCACTACATCTGCTGCCGAATATTGTGATGAGTTAACTTATGGCGGTTTTGTAGATTGGTTTTTGCCTTCAAAGCATGAACTAACACACTTATACGAGAATCGTGTAGCCCTTAATACAGGTTTTTCTTCTGCAGCATATTGGAGTTCCACAGAAAATGCGTCCAACAGTGCATGGCTTCATGATTTTAGCAATGGTCTTCAGGTTTCATATTTAAAAAACGCGATACAGCGATTACGCGCCGTTCGCTCCTTTAGTGAACCTCCTGTCCCGCAGGGTGATGAGTATTTGTCTAATGCTGAAGTTTCGGGTAACGGAAAAAATTATGTCTACACCTGTGAAGGTCATAGTTTTGCGGTTGGTTCATTCGTTACCGTAACTGGAATATCGCCAAACATATTTAATGTTGTTAATAAGCAAATAGTTTCTGTCACAACTAATACCTTCAGTGTTGAACCCTATGAAATTGGGGATACTGGTCCGGGTGGTGGGATTATTTTCTTAACACCTTCCACGGAAGGAAATGTTGCAGAACAATATTTTGAGGCCGCCCCTGTTGGGGTCGAATTAAACAGAAGTTGGGCTACTGGAGCAAACGAGTCAGCATCAGTTTCTGGGGCTGACGGTACGGCAATTGGAACAGGAGCACAAAATACTATTGATATTGTTGCTCAATCAGGGAATCTTTCCGCTAGTTCTGCTGCAGTTTATTGTAGTAACTTAGTTTCTGGTGGTCAATCTGACTGGTTTTTACCATCAAAAGATGAACTAAATGAAATGTATGAAAATTTATATGTAGTAGAAATCGGCGGGTTTTCTACTGGAACATATTGGAACTCTTCTGAATATAACGCCACTACCTCTTGGGCTCAGAATTTCTCTACTGGAATTAAATATAACGACTGGAAATATGCCTCAAATTATGTTCGCCCTGTGCGTTCATTCCTACTGACATCTCCGGGAACTTATGCAGCACAGATAACAGCAACAGATACTGTTTCTACATCTGTAGTTACAGACATAAGTCAAAATAATGTTTCATACATAACACCTGGACATCGTTTTGCTGTTGGGCAACTCGTATCTGTTTATGAAACATTCCCAATTGAATACAATGTTACAAAAACTTATATTACTGCCGTCACGCCAACGACATTTACTATTGCAGGGATATCGCCAAACATTCCAGAAATGTCACAAGGCGGAAAAGCAACAGCGAACGGCGACGAAGGCGCAAGAATTCTTGTCAGAAACGAAACTGGTTTATTACAAAAATACAATGGCGTTTATACTATTACCGATTCCGGGGGACCGGAAAACCCATGGATACTCACACGCACACAATCATTCCCACTCGCATTCAACTGCATGACACGCAGTGAAACACAAAACATTACAACTTCAATAAAAATATATGAAAGCGGAGGAACACCCCCTAGCGGTAGTGAATCGTATACAAGTAATGCCGGAAAATATACTGCTGCTAGGTCCAACCTTTTTAACTCATTTTCTTCCCTATCTCCCTATCAGGTTGATATAGAAATAACAGTTAGCGGTCATGGTGACGACCTTTTTTATGTAACATTGCCGTTCTTATATAATTATTATGGTTGGCTTGGCAACACGTACGTTCAAAATGCTAGACGTCAATATCTACCTCATTTTTATTGGGATGTAGATTCTCAACAAAACCCAGATTACCCGTTCTATAAACTTCTTGATTCAATGACTTATAAAGCAGACGAAGTCATGCAATCATATTCTGATTTTTTTACTTATGAACTATCAGAACTTCCTGTTGACGCAACTGGTACTGAAACTTGGGCTACTAGTACTTTGACTACTCCTGAAAATGTTTCTTTGGCAAATAGGGAATGGTTGAGTCAATTTACTGGTGGAAAACTTTATACAGCATTACCTTCGGGGGTTTTGGCCGGTTCCGTATATTTGGATGATTTTATTGAATGGCAGTTAGTAAATAAGTACAGTGGATATAGGGCCGGTAGTACTCAAGCATTAAAAGACGTTATCAAACTTTGTTTAACTGGTGATAAAAAAGTTGCTATCACACCAAACGCTGATAGTAATATTTGGAAAATAAAAATTTATACACTAGTATCAGAAACACCTACAGATTACGCAATTGGGGATATCGGTCCTGGTGGCGGCAAAGTATTTATCACTCCTTCTACGGCTGGAAACTCTACAGGACAATATTTCGAAGTTGCTCCTGTTGGCGACCAAGTTCAAATAACTTGGGCTACTGGGGCAAACCAGTCAGCAGCGGTAACTGGGGCTGACGGTACGGCAATTGGTACGGGCGCACAAAATACTGCAAATATTGTTGCTCAATTAGGAAACGTAGCAGCAACATCAGCAGCCGTGTATTGCAGTAACTTAGTTTCTGGGGGTCAATCTGACTGGTTTCTACCATCAAAAGATGAACTAAATGAAATGTACGTCAACAGAGTTGCTTTAAATACAGGTTTTTCTTCCGCGGCATATTGGAGTTCTACTGAGACCAACGCGAGCACCGCATGGCCCCAGAATTTGAGTACTGGCACTCAGACCAGTGCTAATAAGTCCACCTCTTCCTACGTCCGTCCCGTGCGGGCATTCGGCAGCCCAACCGTTTTGGCGCTCGCCGAATTAGTTCGCCCAATGGGATACATTTACGAACATGCAGCAATATCTAGTATAAACTTAATTTTAGATAACATTGCCGAAGGAGTTCTTGATTTTGCTTCACTTGGCTAATCTTTAGGAGAAAACATGACAACGTCAGGATTAGGATACAAAGACTTTCAAACTGGCGCAATTTTGTATGCCTCAGAAGTTGATGGCTATTTAATGAACCAGTCGGTCATGGTATTTGAAGATTCGGCAGCACGAGGCGGTGCGCTCACTGCTCCTGGGGACGGACAGGCGTCCTATCTGAAAGATAGTAAAGTTCTGGAAGTATATAAAGCCGGCACAGGATGGGTGACTATTGGCTTCCAGTCAGATATTCGCGATTCACAAATAATGACATATATGCAGGTAGTCTAGTATTTGTTATTCTTGATATTGCCTTTAAAGAAACTGGTATTAAACTACAATGTTATAGGCATTAGAGGAGTGTGAGCCATGCTTGCAGGAACATATAATATAACTTGTGAGCAGGGCTCGACGTTCAGTCGCATCATTACGGTAGAATACCCCGACCCCAATGACGCCAGCACAATGCTCCCGTTCAACTTTACTGGTTTTACCGGCAGAATGCAGATACGGCGAACAATTGAGTCATCTGTCGTCATGATTGAACTCACGACAGCAAATAATGGCATCACATATACTACTTCATCAACGATTAATGCTGGTTCTTTCGTTGTAGGTACGAGATATATTATTTTAACTGCAGGAAATACTTCTTTTACAGCAATTGGCGCTGGAAATAACACGTGGGAACATCATTTGTCGCTACTGGGGCAGGAAGCGGAACAGGAACGGCCTACTCCCCAAGTGGACAACTAACCATTCGTATGACGGCAGCACAGACGGCAACACTTGAAACAAGCGGAGTATACGACCTGGAAATAATAAACTCAGCAAGCGAAGTTTCAAAACTCCTCAAAGGTGCGTTCACGCTTCTCCCGGAGGTTACCCGATGACTGGTATACCCAATACGGTCAACATTCAGCAAGATACCCCGAATACTGTCAGCGTAAATCAGGAAGACCAAAACCTAGTTACCGTACAAACAACGGTCAATAACGTCATCGTAACCACGGGCTCTATTGCTACTGGCGCAACTAGGCGACACGTACACACACAAGGGTCAGTTTCCTCAACTTGGACCATAAATCATACCCTAGGGGGCAATCCTAGTGTAATGGTTGTGGATTCTAGCAACACAGTAGTCTACGGTGAGATACAATATTTATCTAGCACTCAAGTGCAAATTTTATTCAGCGCCGCATTCTCTGGATTTGCATACCTAACCTAAGGAAACACCATGGCTCAGAAGTTTCTAACAAATATTGACCTCAATCAGAATCAACTGATTAACGCAAAATTTGAGGCATTGGCCACCAACCCAAGTAGCGGCAACTTTGAAGGCCGGATGTACTTCAATACTGCAACATACAGCCTTATGGTCTATGCCAATGCTGCATGGCGAAAGACAGTACATAGCATTACTTCTGGTGGCGGCGCAGGAATTGCCGAGGCCCTCACAGTTTCTGAGTCCAACGGCACCGTCACTCTTACCCTCAATGTCGCCGATACCGATAGTGCTGGTTTGCTACCTGCCGCAATGTGGAATACTATTACCGACGCCACCGATTCGGCCACTGCTTCCAAGTTGGCAAAACGTGATGCAAACGGCAATTTAAAGGTTGCCACCCCTACGGATGATGCCCATGCCGCTACTAAGGGCTACGTTGATGCCGCTCGTTCAGGCCTGGATGTTAAGCAGTCGGTCCGTGCAGCAACTACTGTTGCCGTTCTTCTCGCTTCTGGTCTAGAAAATGGCGATGCAATTGACGGGGTAACGCTTGCTACTGGCGACCGCGTCCTCGTAAAGAACCAAAGCACCGCTTCTGAAAACGGTATTTACGTAGTCCAGTCTACTGGCGCTGCTGTCCGCGCAACAGACTTTGATGGTACAGGTGAAGTATCTGGTGGAGCGTTCACGTTTGTTGAAGAAGGTACCGCCAACGCCGACTCCGGCTGGGTCGTAACAAGCAACGGAGCCATTACCGTAGGTACAGACGCAATCGCTTTCGCTCAATTCTCTGGTGCTGGAACAATTATGGCTGGTGACGGTCTCACCAAGGATGGGAATACGATTAATGCTGTTGGAACAGCGGGTCGCATCACCGTATCTTCAGACGCTATTGATATTGCATCAACCTACGTTGGTCAAAATACCATTACCACACTCGGAACAATTACGACAGGTGTCTGGAACGGCACGGACGTTGCAATCGCAGATGGTGGTACTGGGGCTTCAACTGCTGGAGATGCCCGCACCAACCTTGGTTTAGCAATTGGTACAGATGTTCAGGCTTATGACGCTGACCTTGCTGCAATCGCAGGTTTGACTTCTGCTGCTAACAAAGTCCCCTACTTTACTGGTTCTGGAACTGCCGCACTCGCTGACTTCACAGCAGCGGGTCGCGCTCTAGTTGATGACGCTGATGCAGAAGCACAACGCTCAACTCTTGGTCTAGTCATTGGGACTAACGTACAGGCGTATAACTCAACTTTGGCAGCCGTTGCTGGTGGAACATACACCGGCGACAACGACATCGTGACCCTTGGAACAATTACCACTGGTACTTGGAATGGCACAGACATTGCTGTCGCCGATGGTGGTACTGGTGCCTCATCTGCCGCGAGTGCTCGTACTAATCTTGGTACTGCAACTTCTGCTGGCACAGCAACGACTTCTACCCCCGCTCTTGCTCGCATTGCTAAGCAAGGTTGCGCCGCCAGCATCACCGGCACCTCAACGACAACAGTTAGCCATCTTTTTGGCACAACAGATGTCATTGTTCAGATTTACGAAGTGTCTAGTGGCGCAACAGTTATTGGCGACATTGTCCGCACTAGCGCAGACGTTGTTACTGTTACACTTTTGGGAACGATTGCTCTCAACGACTACACAATCGTAGTAACAGGCTAAGTAAGTATTGCCCCGAGGGGCCCATCATAAGAGACGACCGAGGTCATGGCTCAAAAATTTATAACACCAATCACGATTAAGCAGTTGTCTTCTGCTGGCTCTGATGGTTTAACAATTTTTCTTGATGGCGAAACTTATGCAAGATTGCAGGTTCAGGGCGGTGGACGGCTCGTTTGGGGTGACGGTTCTGCTGCGGGTGACGTAAACCTATATCGTGATGCAGCGAATGTCCTCAAAACTGACGACACCCTAAAGGTTCCGATTTTATTTATTGATGGCATTGAGGTAGATACTTCTGGGGCTACCTCCGACCAAGTTTTGAAATTTGATGGGGCAAAGTTCGTCCCATCAAGTGTCGTTGGTACTCAGGGACCTCAGGGAGCAACTGGTGCAACTGGTCTGACTGGAGCAACAGGCCCAACTGGTGCTCAGGGTTCAACTGGTCCTCAGGGTGCAACTGGCCCACAGGGTCCTCAAGGTGATGTCGGACCGCAAGGCGCAACTGGAAGCCAAGGTGCAACTGGCTCACAAGGAGCCACGGGCGCACAAGGTTCTACGGGTCCTCAGGGTCCGCAAGGTGATGTGGGCGCTCAAGGTCCGCAAGGTAATGTTGGTCCTCAGGGGTCAAATGGGGCACAAGGCGCTACGGGTGCACAGGGTACTACTGGTGCACAAGGTTCTACGGGTCCTCAGGGTCCGCAAGGTGATGTTGGTCCTCAAGGTGCGACGGGTAGCCAAGGAGCAATCGGACCAAGTGCAAACATCTCTGCAACAGATACAGTCGTTGTTGGAAAGTTGTCTGGCGACCAGTCAATTGCAAGCAACACCAATGATGTTCTTATTTCTTTTGTAGATGACATTGACCCTAATAACTGGTGGAATGCAACCTCTAAACAGTTCACGCCAACAATTGCTGGTTACTACAACATTGCCTTGCAAGTATGGTGGACTGCTGCTGGTGTCACAACAAATCAATACAATGTTCAGATTCGTAAAAATAGCAGCACATCTGCTATCTTCCAAAATCAAACAGTAACAGGTTCAGGTTCTTCACAGGGTGGAAGCAGGGTTATCTACCTTAATGGAACTACGGACTATGTAGACTTCACTGCATATAACGGCGACTCTGCATCAAGAAGCCTTCAATGGGGTGGCGCTGGTCAAGGAACATGGTTCTCTGCTGCTTTAATGACTACAGGCGTTGGCGCTACGGGTGCAACTGGTCCGACAGGTGCTACAGGCTTGACGGGTCCTCAAGGTGCACAGGGTTCTACTGGGCCACAGGGCGCTGTTGGTGCGGCTAGTACGGTTACGGGTCCTCAAGGTGCGCAGGGTTCTACTGGACCACAAGGAGCGCAAGGTGCTCAAGGAAGTCAGGGCGCACAAGGATTTACAGGCCCCCAAGGCACACAAGGTTTTACAGGCCCCCAAGGCACTCAAGGTTTCACTGGCGCTCAGGGCGATACAGGACCCCAGGGTTCACAAGGTGCACAAGGCGCAACGGGTCCTCAGGGTTTCACTGGAGCGCAAGGTGCCCAAGGAAACTTTGGTGGTGTCACATTCGACTATACATTCGATACAGATGCCAGTCAAACCGACCCCGGAGTAGGGACACTAAAATTCAATGATGGCATTTTTGCCTCAGCAACAATTCTTTACATCGACGACCAAGATGACAATGCAACAGACATTCAGTCATATTTACGCACAATCGATGATTCAACAAGTTCCATAAAAGGACACTTTAGAGTTTCCGAAAAAACTAATTCAGCAAACTTTGTTTTATTCACTATCTCTTCAATAACTGAACAAACAGGATACTTTGACGTTAATTGTAGTTATGTATCTGGTTCCGTCACGACTTTTAGCGACAACGCTGATGTCATTATTACTTTTGCTCGTACAGGTGATGTTGGTGCACAAGGACCTACTGGACCGCAGGGCATTCAGGGTCCCACCGGTCCGCAAGGCACCCAAGGCAATACTGGCCCGCAGGGTGCTGAAGGCTCGCAAGGTGACACGGGTCCACAGGGTTCGCAGGGTGATACTGGTCCCCAGGGTTCGCAGGGTGCCCAAGGTTCCCAGGGTTATACAGGACCTCAGGGTGCGCAAGGACCCCAAGGAACTCAGGGTTTCGCCGGTCCCCAAGGTTCCCAGGGTTATACAGGCCCACAAGGCTCACAGGGGGCGCAGGGCGCACAAGGGGAGACTGGACCGCAGGGTTCGCAGGGTGCGCAAGGTTTTACTGGTCCGCAGGGAGTACAAGGAGCACAGGGTGCTCAAGGAACTGCTGGTTCCCAGGGTGCTCAAGGTGCCCAAGGTTCTCAAGGCTCACAGGGAGACACAGGTCCACAAGGTACTCAAGGCTTTACTGGTCCACAAGGTACTCAAGGCTTTACTGGTCCACAAGGGACGCAGGGTTTCACTGGAGCGCAAGGAGATACCGGCCCCCAAGGCTCACAAGGTGCACAAGGAGCACAGGGATTTACTGGTGCTCAAGGTGCTCAGGGGGCTCAAGGAGCACAAGGAGACACGGGTCCACAAGGTACTCAAGGTTTTACAGGACCTCAAGGAACTCAAGGATTCACGGGTGCACAAGGACCTCAAGGCACACAAGGTTTCACAGGACCGCAAGGTGCGCAAGGAAACTTTGGCGGTGTCACTTTTGAGTACGTCTTTAATACCGATACGGCACATACGGACCCAGGTGCTGGAAAACTCAAGTTCAGCAACTCTGACATAACACTTGCTACAGAACTTAAGATTGATGACGTTGACGCAAACTCAACAGATATTCAGTCGTACCTAAGAACAATTGACGACTCAACAAGCACTATCAAGGGCCACTTCCGAATCTCCAATAAGGGCGATTCTTTAGACTTTGCAGTGTTCACCATTTCTGCTGTTACGGAAGAAACAGGCTTCTTTGATGTTTCTTGTTCGTATGTTTCAGGTTCGGCATCATCATTTAGTAACAACGAAAGCATCATTGTTACCTTTGCCCGGACAGGAGACATTGGAGCGCAAGGAGTCCAGGGTGCTCAGGGTGCAACTGGTCCGCAGGGTTCTACAGGTGCGCAGGGTCCGCAAGGAGATGTAGGTCCACAAGGCTCAACTGGAGCCCAAGGTCCGCAAGGGGCAACTGGAGCCCAAGGTGCTACCGGACCTGTTGCTGGAAGCGCCAACCAAGTTGTTTACAAAGATGGGACCAATGCTGCAGCAGGTAGTGCCAACTTAACATTCAATGGAACAACACTAACGGCAGCGGGATTCTCTGGTCCATTAACGGGAAATGTAACAGGCAACGTGTCAGGCACTGCCGCAACCGTTACTGGTGCTGCTCAAACAGCAATTACTAGTGTTGGAAACCTAAGCACACTAACCGTTATTGGCTCCATTGCTAGTGGTACAAGTACTTTCAAAACTGATACCAGTAATAATCGTGTAGGCATTGGGACCATCAACCCAGCAACAACTTTAGATGTTATCGGTACTGCCACAGTGCGTACTGCGGCAACCCAGGATGGTGTTGCGCTTGCTGGTCGTGCAGGTGGAACCAGTACTTATGAAGTAACTTTAACGCCAACAACACTTACAGCAGATAGAACATTGACGCTACCGAACAAAGCAGGGACTGTCGCAACAACTGCCGACGTTGGTCTTGTCTTTTTGAATAGTGGAACGTTCTCTGGTGTTACAACAGCAAACATAACATCGGTATTTAGTTCAACTTACGATAACTACAGACTTGTTATTTCCAACCTTCAAGGAGCAAGTGCCAATCTTTACTTATTCTTTGTTGATTTACTATCTGGTAGTACTCCTGCAGGGGCTGGTTACTACTATGCAATGAATGGTTTGACTTATGGCGGTTCCACAGACAACTATGTTGGTGCGAATTCGACACTCGGAGTCGTCGGCACAATTGCATTTTCCGACGGTCATGTTGCTCTAGAAATATGCAGACCATTTCTTGCCGATACCACAACTATTAGTTCGCATAATGCCTCAACGTTCGGCAATTACACTGGGACATTAATACATAGCGGACTAAGTTCCTATAACGGAATTGCATTCTCCAACTTCCGTCTTGGAGCAAGCGCCACAACAATTTCAGGTTCTTGGAAACTTTACGGCTACACAAATTGATAGGATAAAAATATGCCAAGAGTTAAATACACATACGACGGTTCTGCTGGAACTGAAACAACAGAAAACTTTTCTGGCGCTGAAGAAACAGCACAGAACGCAATTGATGATGCAAATCAGGCTGCGGCAGCAATTTCTGCATCAAATGCGACGTATAGACAGTCGTCGACGCCATTTGGCGGCCCTGAATCAACATACGGCATGGAGGTCATCTAATGGCACTAACACCCACAAGACTAACTGGACCAGCAGCATTTGCCACGTCCGCGGGAGATATGTACACTGTTCCGTATACCTCTGGACAAACAACGACTACAGTTATTAAGGAGATTGTCTTATGTAATACGTCTGGTTCTGCACAGACAGTAACTCTTTATTTGAAACCTAAAAACGTCACTGTAGCAAGTTCGCATATTTTTATTAACTCATTGTCTCTGGCTGCCAATGAGACAGTAACAATTTCTACGTCCATGGTATTAACAAATAGCAACAACACTGCTGGGGATACATATTCAGACAAAATACGAGGATTAGCGAGTGCAACGTCGGTTAACTATATTCTAAACGGGTACGAAGGATACTAAAAATGGGTAAGTTCATTTTTACGAATGGAGGTGGCCTGAGCGTTGCCTCTGGACCATCAACAACGTCAAAAGCGAACTCCAACTTAACTGCATTTCTTGACGCCCCAGACCCCATATATGGTTCTGCCGTTGATGGCACCCAGACACTTGATGGCACGACTACTATTCTCAGTATGGCTCCCTCATCTTCTGTTTACACTGCAACAAGGGACCTATTTTTCTATAACCTCACACTTTCGGATAGCGTTCGACTCAATCCAGGCGGATACCGCATCTTTGTCCAAAATATACTGACGCTGGGTAATGCTTCAACCATTGGATACACGACTGGTTTTTCTACTGCTGGGTCAATACAGCAGGGTGGCGCTACCGCAACTGCGGTTACTCATAGTCTTGGTGGGTCAAGCGCAACACAGACTGCGACCGCACCAACTGCAGCAACGGGTGGAACAAACTATTACTACCAGCCGTTTCAATCAGTTCGCGGCTACTCAATCACTGGAACATCAACAACGCCAACATTTTTGCGTGGTGGAGCAGGGGGCGCTTCTGGAGCAGGGGGCGGGGTAGTGATTCTTGCCGCAAGATATATTACTGTAACTAGCGGTACTGGATATATCAAAGCGCCTGGAACTGCTGGCGCTGGTGGAGGTGGTGGGGGTGTGATGATAGTCATCTCATCGGCTTCAACACTAAACGCAGGTGTTTCATATGATGGCACAGGTGGCACTGGGTGTGCTTCGGGAACATTTATATATTCTCAGGTGGCGTAAAATGGGAATCAGACGACTAAATAAATCCTTAGTTCAGAGGACCGGTGGAGATTCCATTTTTGGTAATGGCCAAGATGGTTCTGTCACTATTACTAGCCCTACAGTCACGCACATGACCAGAGATATGTACTACTCGTCACTAACTGTCAACTCTGGGGCAACACTATTTACCAACGGTTTTCGTGTTTTCGTCAAAGACACCTTAACCAATAATGGAACAATAGGTTTCCCTGCTGCTACCTCAGCAAACGTTTCTGATGGAAGTGGAACTATCGCAGGGCGCCAAAGTTCTTTGAACCCAGCAAACGCATGGGGAGCAAGTACTGGTGCTATTAGTAGTACGGCGTTGAATGACTTAGATGACGCAATGGCGGGATGGTTTATTACCGCGGATGGCACAAGAACGAAAATTGGTTCAGGCTCACTTGGGGCCACGGGCAATGCTGGAACAATTAGTGCCAATGCTGGCACTGGTGGTGCTGGTGGTGCTGGTAGCGCTGGCCCTCTAGGTATTTTCCCTGGAGCGACCGCAGGTCAGGCTGGCGGTATTGGAAACTCTGGAAGTTCTGGAAGTTCTGGTAATGCGGCTACTGCGGGAACTGGTGGTGCGGGCGGTCTTGGTGGTGGACTAGTTGTCATTGTTGCTAAAACTGTGGCTGGGTCTGGTTCAATTTTAAGTAGGGGGCTTGCAGGTTCGTCCGGAAACCCTGCTACTTCCGGAAATCCTGGTTCTGCTGGTAGTGTAGGAACAACCGCACCAACACGTCCTGCGAGCCATAACGCCGGAGGACACCCTTCTGGAAACCATCCCCACCCCGCTGGTAGCGCACCAGTGTATGGACATACGACAGGAACTGTGGCTCCCGCATCTCATAACCAAGGAACATTCCATCATCCCTCGGATAGTTTTCTCACAATTGCACCACATTCGGCTACCCCATACAGTAACGCTGCCACGGGCGCACACAACCCTAACTCGCACAACTTTTCAAACCATAACGCCACGTCGAATGCTACGCACCAGGCCGCAGGTAGTCACCATAGTGCTCACAACCCTAATACGCATGTTTATTGGTCGAATCATAATGCAACATCCAATGCAACTCATCATGGCGCAGGAAATACCCACGGCTCGCACGCCGCAAATGGTTCTCGCGGTTTTAGTAATCATAACGGTACCGCAAACCCAAGCAAAAATCATAATGCTGGGCACGGATATCATCATCACCCCGCTGGTCATCATGGTGGAAATCACAACTCTGGACACGGACATCACGCCCACCCAGCATCACATCACGGAGGAAATCACAACTCCGGGCACGGACATCATGCCGGAAACACAGGACATAACTCTGGCTCACATACTCAACCAGCAGGAACCTCACCTGCTAATGCTGGGCCATGGACATCCCCAGCAAACCCAGCCTACATATATTATTCATCCAACTCAACGGCACATCCATCATTCCATAACGCTGGATACTTCACGTTTCCTGCAGCGAACCACAATGCTGGACTCACCGGCTCTAACGCCCTAGCCAACCCATCCGCAACCCCACATCCGAACTGGCCTGGTGGACCTGGTGGCGCTGCTGGTGCGGGGGGAACAGCAGGAACAGCAAATGCTGGTGGGACCGGTGTCACAGGTAGCGATGGTGGTGTTATCATCATTGCACGCAACGCCGGAACAGCCAACACACAGATGAGCCACAGCAACTTCCCATATACGAAAGCAATCGATATTTAGTGGACCGCGTAGTTTTTTGCCCAGATGAATCAATGATTGAAGAAGCGTCAAAACTTGCTCGTTCATGGATGCTCCCAATACTAAATGGGCATTCCCAAAGAACAGAAACTTTAGATTTTGATGATTCTCAAGTGACTTTGCTTTCTATCCCAATTGAAAAATACGTGGACTACAGTCCTCAAATTGGCACAAATGAACTTTTTGTTTTTATTTTTGTTGATGATTTTGAGTCATGTAAAGAAGTTAAGTTTCGTCTCGTAGAAATAGATAATGATGATTATATTGTGCGAGTTGTAGGCGAGATGGCTCCAGAAGTAATAGAAGAACATCGCGTTGTCGTCAAACATAGATTTCTTAAATCAGGAAAATATATTGTCATAACCATGCGCGACGACATAGAAATATGCAAGAATGAAGTTATGGTACACGATGGACAAAGGAGATAACAATGAGTTTTTTTGATTCTTTAACAAATGAACGCAAATTGCAAGCGATTGAAGTACGAGCAGCAGGTTTCAAGGAACAGTTGTTTGGAAGTATGGTCGCTGCAGGATTAGACCCAGATTTGGTTGATATGGAAACTTTTAATCCAGAAACAGACATTTCTGAAGAAAACTCTGGTTGGCGGGAACAAATTACCCGCACTCTGGAGGCATTAGAAAAAATTGAGGAAATCCGCGAAAGAATCGTTGGATGACATGAAATTTAAAGAACATGCCGTTGGCATTTGCCAATACGACAATATTTTTGATGCTGGGAATTTTATTGAACTCTTAGAAGAGGAATGTTCTCAGGATTGGGGATATGTACGATGGGAAAAGTCTGCCACTGGCGAAGGACAAATTTCTAATACAAGAACATCAATGGGGTGCGAATTGATGCCTCTTGGTTCTAATGAAATTTCTATTGAGAGAGTTATGCCACTTGCTTCTGAGTGGCAAAAAATTTGGGAAAAGATTGACCCAATTGTTTGGGATTACAGGCATGTTTTTGAGTTGGACTTAGAAATGGATGAGGGGTACCGTGTACTTAAGTATGGCGGTGGTGCCGAGTATCATGCTCATCATGACCATTTCAGAAATAATTCACGTAGTTTGAGTCTCGTTGCTTTTCTGAACGACGATTTTACTGGCGGTAATCTTGTATTCCCTCGTTTTAATGTAAATATTGAACCAAGAGCAGGAAGCGTTATTATGTTCCCTTCTAATTACCCGTATTTGCATATTGCTGAACCTGTGGGGGAAAAGGACGACACTGTTAAATATTCTTTAGTGACGTGGTTCCAATGACACCAGAACCTGAAGAATCCAATGTTGAACAAATTATTGATGCTAATTTTGATTTAACTACAGGCCGATATAAAGAAAATGACGAAAGTATTGTTTCCTGCGCAATGCTTGACCAGCCTATAGTTTTTGTGATTGAGGATAAAAACAATGGGTTATAACTTACAGAATGACTTTGACTATGTTCAAGAACAACTAGCGACGATTGCTGTAACAATCGGCATTGACTTGGCAGATATTCAAAATCTAACCCTGGATGACCTCATGGAGTCTTGTAGTAATGTTTTTGGAACCGCTAGTCATGACCCAGATTCCCCCATTGCAGTTGAGCGGCACGCAGAATTACGTAGACATCAACAATCATTAAGAAGGTTTTGGTATCTTTTCCATGTTCTTAAATGGAGACTAGACAATGAATGATAATTATAGTGTTTTCCAAATGGCTAACTTGCTTTCACATACTGTTTCTTCGGACATTGATAAGGCAGCCATTGTTGCGAGCAATGCGCAGTTCTTGCAGTCCGAAATAGCGACTGACGTTGACAGAAATCGTTCAGCAATTGGCTATTCAGTCCAACTAAATTGGCTAGACCAAATTAGTGATGCATCTAGTTCTGCCATGGACATTGAAGTATTGACGCGCTCTATTGTGGAAATTGCTGTACGAATTAAAAACCCATCAAAAGTTATTTTTTATGGGATGAATTATATTCTAGCGTCAACGCTTGGCGATATTGTTCCGACGGTTCATTATGTGAACACCATGAGTGTTGATTATATGGAAAAATATACGAATACTATTCTGCCGGAAGAAAAAGTAATCTCTATGGAGAATTTTGTTAATGGGGACATTGACGAAGATTACGATTTGGCACTCATTGATGTCGAAATGGTTAGTCATGATTTTTTAATCATTGACAATGTATGGGCCAAACTGCCTTCGGGTGCTTTGATGATTCTCAATATTGTCAATGACTTTGGTTCACTGTACTCATTAAAGAATAAGCACCCCTATTTCCAGTATTTGTCGCGCCTCGCTGAAGATGATGACAAATACCTATTTCATATTCCCGTAGCAACAGGTTTCACATTTGTGGTCAAAAAATGAACCGAAAAAAAATAGTAGTCATTGGTTCTGGTACTGCAGGGCTCGTCACAGCACTTATTATCAAAAATTACTTCAAAAATTATGAAGTCACTGTTGTTTCTTCTAGTAAAAAAGGCATCGTAGGTGTAGGTGAAGGTTCAACAGAACATTGGCGCCATTTCCAAGATGCTATTGGTATAGATGTTCACGAAATGATTAAACATGCTGACATTACGCACAAATATGGGATTAGATACGAAAACTGGACGAATCACACACCAGACTATTTCCATAGTGTTGGTGGAACGGGCTTAAGTGCGGGAACATTTTGGGGCGGCTACGCACATGCATTAGAAAATGGCTGGCCGTTAACAAGTACTTTTTCTTGGCGTGGTTTGGTGGATAATAAAATCATTGATTCTGGAGATAAAACGCACTTTGGAACAAACCAATATCATTTTGATACTTTCAAATTAAACGGATATTTAACTAAAATTGGAAAAGAAAGAAAAATTCATTTTATTGACGCAGACGTAAATGATGTTAGCGTCGATGAATATGGCTTTATTCAGCACATAAAAATTAATTCTTCTGAAGATGTTATTGACGGCGACTTTTTTATTGACGCAACAGGATTTAGTCGTGAAATATTGAGCAAAATTTCTGAAAATGATTTTGTTTCATATCGCAAATATCTTCCGTGCGATAGCGCAATCGCTTTCCCAACACCATCTGACCCATCAGGCCAGATACGCCCATACACACGTGCGAGAGCATTAAAAAATGGTTGGATGTGGGAAATTCCAACCCAAAAACGCCGCGGTAACGGTTATGTTTTTTCTTCAGACTTTTGCTCGGTAGATGAAGCAATTAAAGAGGCTTCGGAAATTCATGGATTTGAAGTAGAGCCAGCAAAAACGCTTGATTTTAAGTCAGGATATTTTAAAACCACATGGAAAAATAATTGTGTTGCAGTTGGATTGGCTGCAGGGTTTGTTGAACCGCTTGAAGCAACATCAATTTCTACTACAATTCAGCAGGCTCGCCTTATTTGCTCATATCTTCCAACATTATCGCGTGAAAGAACATATGGGATTAAAGAATATCATCGTGTCATGGATTCTATTATGGAAAATATTCTTTGCATGATTTCACTTCACTATATTTCAGACAGAAATGACACTCCGATGTGGGCGGAACAGCAAAAAGCAGAAAAACCACCATTACTGCAGCATCTGCTTGAACTATGGAATACCAGATGTCCAGAACATCATGACATACCTTCAACGGGATTTGAACTATTCGGTCCAGCACATTTATGGCACGTAGCCCAAGGTCAGGGAGTGCTTAATAAAGAAGTTGCATCAATACAATTAGAAGCATACAATTCCCGTGAATCTTCTAGAAAGAATATTTCACAAATATCATCGGAACTCATTAACCAGAAATTGGTGGACCATGCGGAAGCGCTCAGAAAAACTGCAAATAGTTAAACCAGACATTTTTTATGATTTACCAAAATTAAAGAAAAATCAAGTATTTCTTTCTTGCGTTGACCCTAATTTAATGGATGATTCATGTCGTCCATATACCAATGCTGGGAATTGGCCTGAGTGGTGGAAAGAATTGAGTGGTTCCGATGGGAGCCTTAAGAGATGTTCTGGTACTTCAGATTATCTTGCAACAGGTTTCACTATCCCCCTGTGGGCAAAGTTGATGATTCGTCCATCTTTAAATGGGAAAAACTGGGATGCTAGATTTGATTTAGTTACTGATTTAGGAGACTTTGGTATTGAAAGTTTCATGTATTCACAAACAGGCGAATGTCCTGTTACGAGAGCACGAAAACTCCAAGAATCGAACTACATTAAAGTCATTAACCCTTGGTTAATAAAAACCCCTCCAGGTTGGTCCTCTTTATTTCTCCCTCCGCTTTGGGACCCTAACCCAAATTATACGATGCTACCTGCGGTAGTTAATACGGATTATTATCATAATGCGCATATGGTGATTAATGTATTAACTAATGAGCCTTTTGAACTTGAAATAGGACGCCCTATGTGGCACGTAATTCCATTCAAGAGAACTAAAGAATCCGAACTATTATGGGGCGATACAAATGCCTATAATCTTCTGAAACATAGAGGATTCGGCGGTGGCTTTATGCCTAAAAGACAAAAAAGTAAATACAAAAAAATGCAAAGAGATGTTGATTCCGAGTTGGCCACGCAAAAGAAAACATTTATTGATAAAATAATGAGACGAGATGACTGAGGTTCTAATATGGAATTCAATATTACAGAAAACCAAAAAATTATTGCTAGAGAGACTGCACGCCGCCGTTTAGAAACAGAATTGTTTACCGCCGTCCTACTTGCAGGAGTGGACCCCGATGACCTAGAGTTAGTTGATGGCTCTTTTACTTGGCAACCAGATTTTTCAAATGCCGCCTACAGTGACACCGCCCAACTTCACCTACGAGACATTCTTAATGTCTACGAAAAGTTTTTATCTCAAAATTAAACTGAAAGGTCTATGATGACCATCCAATTTTCTTGGCCTGCAGGGAAATCTTCAGCCATTATGGTTGCTGAAAATATTTTAAGCAAAGAATTATGTTCTTCAATTATTGATGAATCTTCAAAATATTATGAGAGACTGTTTATACCGGGCCCAGTCATCAGTGGTGTGATGGCTAATGTTAAAAGTACAATGGATTTCAGTTGGTCAAAAGAGAATCTAATAAATAACAACATTCCACCAGAGCCATTGTCTACATATGAAATGGAACTTTCAAAGGCTATCTTTACTTCTGTTGGATATTATCGTGAACAATTCAGGTGGCTCTGGGACTGGGTGGGCATTTGTGATACGGGATTTCGCATGCAAAGATACATCCGTGGTGAAGGCTTTTACAGAGAGCATATTGACGGCGGGCCGGTTCCTGTTGTTATCTTGAATCGTGTTCTCGGCGCTGTCGTTTATCTCAATGACGTCGAAGTTGGTGGGGAAACATATTTTCGCGAACAAGACATTTATGTACCCGCTAAAGCAGGGTCAATAGCGTTATTTCCTGCGTATTGGACACATCCGCATCAAGGGTGTGTGCCAATTTCAAATGATAAATGGATTGTTAGTACATTTATATTAGAAAATAGCGAAAATCAACCTCTTGACATGATTGATGACGGGAAGTCTTTGGGTAATGAACACCTATTATGACCCGATAACGAATCGGACTTTATATAAAAGACCTCCAGCATTCATTGTTGATGAAGTTTTTGAGCCATCTGTATTTAGTAAATTGAATGAAGATTTATCTTTACTGCAAGAAACCAAAGTTATTTCCTATGAGCCATCTTTGGGTAGATTTGGCATAAATAGTATGGATAAAATTGAATCGCCACTTCCGGAATATCATCAAATTTTATTAGATAAAGCCCGGTCTACATTCACTCCAACATTAAAACCTACTTACTGTCTATGGGTTACCTATCGTGGTTTTAGGGCTCAACTCCCATACCATGTTGATGATAATGCCTGTACATATACGATGGATTTGTGTGTTTCATATAAAACACAGTGGCCCATCCATGTTGAAGAACAAAAAATGTTGCCAGAACCAAATCAGGCAGTTTGTTATTACGGTGAGGACCAATACCATTGGCGCGAAAGTTTCCCTGACCCAGCAAACAATGAAGTGCAAATGATTTTCTTTCATTTTGCCGAACCAGAACATTGGTATTTTACCAAGGGTCCGTCCCACTTGCATGAAGTTGCCCGTGCTAGACATGAGTATCAGAAAAAGAATGGAATCAAAGGCACATGAATAAAATCATTCAATTTAATCAGAAAATACTTGATGCTGTTAAAACAATGTCTAAAAAAGAATATTGGAATCGACCCAATATTGTTGAGGCATGGGGTTTTGCAACAAAAATTGCCATCATTTTCCCCGGCCTTCTTTTTGACAAGCAGTGGTGGTGGGTGTATATTTTCGCCATCATTTCCAGCGTTTGCTTGATTTGGTCATCGACAAAGAAAACACTACCAACTATCATTTTGTTTAACGTTGCCTGGGTTACCTTGGCGACTGCTTCAATTATAAAACATTTCGTATGATTTCTATTATTACGCCGACGTATAACACCCCTCAGGAAATCCTTGCTCGTAGTTGGGGTTCGTTGAGGTCTCAGACTTTCAGGGATTGGGAGTGGGTTGTTTGGGATGATTCAACGAATAATGAGACGTGGCGTCAGTTGTATGGCTTTTGTTCCGATGAGCGGTACAAGATTCAGATGCATCGTTCTCATGTTCATTCGGGGTCCATTGGCGAGGTGAAGCGGAATGGTTTCATGGTTGCTAAGGGCGATATTTTGGTTGAGTTCGACCATGACGATGAGTTAACTCCTGATGCCCTCCAACTTATTAGTGATGCGTTTAATCAGAATCCTGATGTAGGGTTTGTTTACTCCGACTGGTGCGAAATCCTCCCAGATGGGCAGTCAGGGCGCTATCCAGACGGTTGGGCCTTTGGGTACGGCAGCGACTATTGGGACAAGGAGCACGGCGTTTGGACTATGCGTGCGCCAGAACTAAATACTGTCACCATGCGACATATCGTTTCTGCTCCCAATCATGTTCGGGCTTGGCGGGCGGACGTTTATCGTGCCCTCAACGGGCATGACTGGAATCTTAAAGTGGCTGATGATTACGATTTGTGTGTCCGAACATTCTTGGCGACCAAATGCTTACATATACCGAAAATGATATATAAGCAGCACATATCGCCCAAGACTGCTCAGCGGCAACATAATGCTTTGATTCAAGAAAATGTCGGGATTATTGCCGAGAAGTACCGGACTTTTCTTGATGACAAATTTGGTTTAGGTATCTGATAAACTACAGGCTACTAGTGCGCTAAACTACTTAATGAACGTTCATTAAGGAGGCCATCGATGGCTTTTACACAAAAACGCCTTGCAACCACATGGAGTAGTAGTGCAACCCAACTCACTCAGGCTGGCGCAGTCATATATGAAGTACCGGCTAGCACGACAACAATTGTTAAGCAAATATTGCTATGTAACACGACCAGTTCAGCAAAAACTGTCAGTATTTATATTCTCCCCACCGGAGCATCAGTCGGTGATGCTTTTGCAATTTTCAAAGATGTATCGCTAGATGGCAAAGAAACACTTATTCTCAACACCGCCATTGTCTTAACCAGGACTGCTGGAGATAAAATTCATATGGTGGCCAGTAGTGACTCTTCTATAACGGCATCCGTATTTGGAATTGAAGAGGCATAAAAGATGACAGTTAAGAACGTTCCCGCCAAAGTTCGCATCAATAATGTTGACACTATTGTCGAACTCAACGAAACCGAAACTTTAACAAACAAAACACTGACCGCTCCAATCGTTAACCAAGCCGTTCTTACGATGCCAGTAGAACAACTAACCTATTCAACGACGGCAGACCTTCCTGGAACCGCCTCGGCATTGGGTGTACAAACAATTAGTGTCACAACAGCAACTGCCTACTATTTCAACCCTAGTACTGGGAAAAGTGTGACTTGGGTTCCAACATTCACAAACGTAGGAACACTTTTGAACGTAGATGGAAAATCTGTCACGGTTACAATAATTGCTAAAATTGCTTCAAGTGGCGGATTTGCTAGCACTATTGACTTGACGGGAAGCACCCTCGTTTGGCAGGGTGGCGTAACTCCATCATCAGCCAATACCAGTAGCGGCACCGATGCCTATACTTATACAATAGTTAGGACTGCTGCAGATACATATACCGTATTTGCCTCACGAACACGGTTTGCGTAATGCCTATTATCTCTTCGTTTAATGGGTTGGCCGCGAGAGGTTTTGGTTTCACCAACGGCCTACCGCCATTGCCGCCGTCATCCATATCCTTCACCCCTTCAGCACTGAATGCCGTTGTCACATTTGCAACTACCGACACTTCATATCCTGTCGATTTTGTTCAAAAAAAAATTATGCAAGGTGCAACATTAATATCTGACTGGGCGACAATAACGAGTGGCAGCAATATTTCTGCTTCAGACCTTACTCCAGCAATTTTATATACCGTCTATTTTAGAACACAAGATACTGGTGGACAAAAAAGTGAAGAAGTAAGCGCAACATTCACCACCTCAGCAGAAACAGCCCCCGGAGCACCAACATTCTCCTTGGCAGTCGCTGCCAGTGATGCCGGAACATTCAAATTTAACATTACCTCAACAGGCGGCACCATAGGAACATACTCGCGCACTACTCAATATAGAGTTGAAACTTCCGCAGGAACACAATTGACAAATTGGACAACAATTTCGTCAAACTCAAGCACGGTCACTGCCTACGGCGCCGATACTTATAACGGTTCCGGAGCACTCAGTCCAGCAACGCAATACAGAGTTCGTTTACGTTCCGTCGCCGCAACATCAGGAACAGAAACATACGCCGCATACCAAACGGTGACCACTAACGATATTGTCCCCCCAAACGCACCAACCAGCCTCACTGCGACACGGGTGGATGGAAATGCTGGCGAATTTTCTTTCACATTCTCCCACACCGAAGGAACCGCTAGATCATATCCAGTGTCTGGCTCCCAATATAGAGTGAGATCAAACAACACTGAACCATACACTTACGTCACTGGATACTCAACATTTCAACAGTTTATTGGAACAATCTCAATCGGTACATCCACATACCTAAATGCCATCATGTCACCTGGAAGCACCTACTATGTTGATACACGCACATATGATACCCAGGGAAGATTTAGTACTATTACATCAGCCTCTGTCACGTTAAAAACAAAACGCGACCCAACAGTAGGTTCAGTAACCGTCGCAGCACCAACATATAACGGCACAAACACCACTACTTTAAATGTTACTCCTAGTGGTTTTACTACTGGATCATGGCCAATCAGTTACTATCAATATAACTTTGATAACGGTGATAGTTATACGACATTATCCGGGAACTCCGTAGGTGGCCGTACTGCGAATACTGCATATACGGTTTATGTCCGGGCAGTTGACACTCAGGGGAATGTTTCAGCAAAAGCAAACGGAACAGCAACAACAAACTCAACGATACCTACGGCACCGTCTTTTGCTTGGAATAACATGTCGGCTAATTCTTCCGTTACTGCCAACGCACTAATATCTAAGCCAAGTTTTGCAGAGACGGCTTATGTTGAGGTAAGTAGTAATAGTTTTGCTAGTTACACTACTTATAACAGCGTCACTAATCCTAGTATTGTCGCTTATGACAGCCTCTATGACAGGTGGGCTTTTTCTCTTGGTGGCCAAGCGTTCAACTCTACTATTCAATATCGCGCATATGTGAGAAATAAACACGGCGCAACCGGTGAAAGCGGCTATAGCAGTGTGCGTACTTGGGTCACACCAAAGAAGAACGTTGCATACTCTTATACCGGCGTCGTTGGTGAGTTCACTCTTGCAGCAACAAACTCTTCACTAGCGCCCTGTGGTCCTTCTTCTGCAAGTATTACTTGGGGATATGTACCTCCATCGTCTGATGATGTTGGATATATTCTTATTGATACCGTGGGTGTTCAATTAAAAACTGGTGGTTTTTCTAATACAGTAACAGATTATTTGTATTTTAGTTATCCTGGCGGAACTGTCTCTACGAGCCTCGGTCCGAATACGGATGCCATTTATGGATTACGGTATGACTCAATTAGTGTTGGTGGTTCTTCATTGAGTGGTGGAACCATCGCATTAAACTTCCTGTGGGTAAATGGCAACCCAACTGGTTCTGCTGCAAGATTAGCAAACTCTATTTATGGATGTATACCAAACGGTTCAAGTTGGTTTTATGCTAAGGATTTTTATGTAACAGGTGTCCAGACAACTAGTGGGGATGCTACTTGATGTATTAGTCTATAATAGAGTTCACTATCCTGCAAAGTGGTGAAAAATGAGAAAAAGGGGCGCCCGCAAAGGGCAATGGATATTTTGGGTTGTCGCATTATTCGGCTGGTTCGCACCTGCCGGAGTTCTTGCTACATCTGAAAACCTATTGGTAAATGGTGATTTTTCAGCCAACGGTGGTGGCTGGAGTGGAGCGAGTGGGGGCAGTTCTTGCTCCAATGGAGTTCCTAGTCTTGGAGTTTGGGATGGTCAATCGCAACTCACTTTTAGTTATATTCAGAATTCTGTATCTCAGCAAGTCACTATTCCGTCTCCATCAGCACTAGAACTTTCATTTCTTGCGAATGGTCCATGGGGCGGGACATATAGTGCGACGGTTTCCGACTCAAATGAGTCTGCAACAACAGGGGTGCTAACCGCAGGTACAAATCAGGTGTCCAATTTAGGGGTAACCACAACACAAAACGATGAAGTTGTCACAATCACATTTGCTGGTAAAGATTCACTATTTTGGGCTGGATGTTATGGGCCAGCAATTAGGAACGCATCGCTAACAGTAGTTACGCAACCGACATCACTAGTGGTTACGAGTTTTCTAGATGATGGCTCTGTTGGAACGCTACGTTGGGCAATAACCCAAGCAAATGGTACATCTGGTGGAATCTATGACTCAATTCAAATTCCCGCAGGGACTATCACGCTTGCTAGCGCACTTCCAAACATCACACAAAATGTAACTATTGTCGGAAGCGGAAAAACTTCGACAGTCATTGATGGTGATAGTCAATTCCGCATCTTTAATGTGAATAATAATATTTCTTTAACAGTCAGCGACTTGACGTTGAAGCGTGGACAAAATGCCAATGGTGGTCTTATCTACAATAATCGTGGGACTGTCACGGCCAATAATGTTCGTTTCACGAGTATGACTGGTGGTAGTGCAGTCTTTAACAATAACGGCGGTGCCATTGCCTACTATACGGATTCTACGTGGGATTCTCTATCAATAGGAATTGCTGGCGATTATGGCTCCACGCCTCAATTGGATGCTGGGCTTACCTCGTGGTCGACTACAGATGATTCTATCTTCCAGAACCGCACTTATGTAACTCGTGGCACTTTTGAAAATAATACCCATGGCATCTATAACTATAGATTCACAAAAGTTATTGACTCTACATTTACCAATAACTCAGGAACTGGCGCTAATGTTACTGGATTAAATAGAACACAAATTATTAATTCTGTATTTACCAATAACGGAACTGCCATTTATCATTCAGCATGGATTCCTTTTGGTTGGAATATGGGGACAGATAACCGAATAATTAATGGGAATACCTTTACGGGGAATACGATTGCCATCAACTTATATGACGGCTGGAACAACGGCCAAAGGAATCAATCAGCATCAACAATTTCAAATAATATTTGGGATGAAAATGGAACATGGGTCACCTATTCCCAGTGGGACGGTTCTACAAATCTGAATCTAATTGCAACCCCTTCAAGCGAGGGCACACCATTCATTCAATCAAGCAATATCGTCCCACCCCCTCCAACCACTACCACAACAGAAGCACCCACAACAACCACAACCGAAGTCCCTACAACAACGACAACTGAAGTTTCGACTACGACCACGACGGAAGTTCCTACCACAACAACCGAGTCTCCAACTACCACAACAACGGAAGTGCTAGAAACGGAAGAACCAACAACAACTGAACTTCCAGTTACTTTTCCTCCCGATACAGAGCCAGAAGATACAATAGATACAACCCCAGATACTACTGATGGAGGCACTGATGGAGGAACCGGAAATTCCGAAGACACAACGTCACCCGAAACAACCGTACCTGAATCAGCCCCAGAAGAAGAAACGCCAGATACAACACCGGAATTACCGGTAGAAGAAGAAACATCAGAACAAGTCGTTGATGACATTCTGGCAGATGACCCATCCCCAGAAGAACTGGGGGACGCTGTTGGTGAAGCATTGGCTGCAACAGAGTCGGAAGAGGAACTAGTCAGTGTTGCTACTGAACTCCTAACATCAGACCTTGACACAGAGAAATTTATTGCAGTCATTGATGAGGTTTTTAGTCAAGACTTGTCTGACGAGGCGCTTGCCGAACTCGTAAGTACTGTATTCGCCGAAGATTTGTCAGATGAAGAAATTGCCGCTGTCGTGGACCAGGTATTTACCGCCGACATCAGTGATGAGGCATTTGCCGAAGTTCTTGACACTATCTTTGAAGAGTCATTAAGCGACGAAGCATTTGATTCTGTTATTGATGCCATTTTGGATGAGCCGATTTCTGATGCAGCGTTTGATGAGTTGGTTGATGTCTTGGGTGGCGAGAGTGTTAGCGATGAGCAGGTCGTTGCTGCAGTTGACGCCATTATTGAGAACGGCCTTTCTGAAGAGCAGTCAGTAAGTATTGCTACAAGTGGTGAGGTGTTGGAGTCAATTACGGGCGACCAGGCTTCCGAAATTTTTGCCACTGTTCCGATTGACGATATCTCGGATGCTGAGGCTGCTGCGCTAGTTGAGGCCGTACAGGATGCCCCAACAGAAGTTAAGGAAGCATTTGAAGAGGAAATCAATATTTTTGCTGCAGGAAATGTTGATACATATATTCCGCTCGGCTCCAGTATTCCAGTGAGTACCAGGCGTGTTCTGATTGCTGGAACAGCGTTGACCCTAACAATGATTCCAATCCCCGTACAAGTATCACCATCACGCTCAGGTAAGTGAAATTAACAAAATAGAAAGAGGAAATAATGAAAAAATACTGGCATAAATTTTTAGAAGTTCTTGACGGACTCAACTGGACCGTGGCAGGAACAGTTTTAGTACTCATCACCTTGAGCGGACCAACAAAATCTCAGGGAATTCAAATATTCGTATTCGCTTTACTATTGCACCTGCTCATTGCCGTTATTAAACCATCTGACGAATAGTAGTAAAGCCTGTACAATATAAGTACAGAACCCTAATATTTCAGGAGATTCATATGAGCAAATATCCTTTCATCAAACTTGTAGTACCAACAGCACTCAAGCAGTTCAAAAATGGTCAGTTACCAGCAAATGTTTTGGCAAAAGTCAAAACTGGTGGACAGATGTATGCCCCTGTTGCTGCTCAATTTGACAAAATGTATGACGCTGCCCTCGCTGCTGGCTTCAAACTTAAAAATGTTGGCGACTACCGCTCATTTGAAGGCCAGTTAAACATGTTTATGGACCGCTACGTCACCACCGACACCGGAACTGGCGTCACCCGTCAGTACGAAGGCAAGACCTGGTACCTCAAGAAGGGCAAAGCCCCTTCAGCAGCACCGGACCCCACTGGTCTCAAGGGCTCCAATCATGGTTGGGGTCTCGCAATTGACCTCGGATATGACGTCAACGGCAAACTCACCTCAATGGGTGGAGCGTGTGGCGACTGGATGTGCGCAAATGCACCTAAGTGGGGTTTCTACCTCCAGGGCGACAACCCAGCCTCCAAAGAATTCGAACTATGGCACTGGCAATACGCCCTCGGTGATGCTTCCCCCGATGGTTCTGCCG